GTGCTTTAATTATAGCTCCTAAAGGTGTTGTCAAAACTTGGTATGAACAAGAACTACCTACACACCTACCAAACCACATAGAAAATGTGACTGTATTATGGCAACCAAATTTTACAAAAAAATATCAAGAAAATTTAGATAGATTATTTGAGCTAGGTGAAGATTTACACATTTTAATTATGAATGTTGAGGCTTTGTCTACTAACAAAGGTGTAAAGTTTGTGAGTAAATTTTTAAATTCACATAAAACTTTAATGGCTATTGATGAGTCTACAACTATTAAAAATCAAACAGCTAAAAGAACAAAAAATATTATAAATTTAGGTAAACATGCAAAGTATAGAAGAATAATGACGGGCTCTCCTATTACTAAAAACCCTTTAGATTTATTCAGTCAATGTGAGTTCCTTGATCCGTGGTTGTTAAACTTTGATTCTTTTTACGCTTTTCGTAATAGATATGCCAAGATGAAAAATATGTATCTTAGGGATAGAACCATACAAGTAGTTGATGTGTTTCAAAATTTAGGTGAGTTGTCAGAGAAAGTAAAAGGTTTTTCATACAGAGTATTAAAAGAGGATTGTTTAGATCTACCTCCTAAAAACTTTATTAAAAGATACGTAACACTAACAGCTGACCAAAAACGCATATATGAGCAGATGAAAAAAGAAGCTATGGCTATTTTAAATGGTAAAGTAACAACTACTATGACTGTGCTTACACAGTTAATGAGATTACATCAAATTACTTGTGGTCACTTTACAGCTGACGATGGATCTACTCAAGCAGTTGAAAGTAACAGACTTAATGAACTTATGTCTATTTTAGAAGAGACAGATGGCAAAGCTATTATTTGGGCTAATTATCAATTAAGTGTTGGTGAGATTGTGCAAAGAATAATTAAAGAATATGGTAAAGACTCCTACGTGCATTACTATGGTTTAACATCACAAGAAGACAGACAAGATAATATTCGTAAATTTCAAAACGATCCTAAATGTAGATTTTTAATTGGTACACCACAAACTGGTGGTTATGGTATTACACTCACACAAGCTAATACTGTTATATATTATTCTAATGGTTACGATTTAGAAAAAAGATTACAGTCAGAGGACAGAGCTCATCGTATTGGTCAAAAGAAAAATGTAACTTATATAGATTTAATTGCAGAGGACACTGTTGATGAAAAAATTGTAAAAGCTTTACGAGATAAAATTAACATCGCATCTGAAGTTATGGGTGAAGAATTAAAAAAATGGATATAATAGAAATAGATAAATTTTTAACAAAAGAAACTTGTGATTATTGTATAAATTTTCTTGAAAACAATAGAGCACATTGGAAATCTTTTAATAAAAGATCGAAAGTACAAGTAAAAGAATTATTAAATGTTGATATGAGAATAAACAACTTGTATTTAAAATATATGAAACTTTATCCTAATCATAAGTTAGCTAATCTAGAGATATTAAAATGGCCAAGTGGTGAATATCATGACTGGCATGATGATACTATTTATTATAACAAAACTACTATTACTTATTTAAATGAAGACTATGAAGGTGGGAGAACCACTGTAGAAAACTACACAGTAGAGCCTAAAATAGGAAAAATAATATTTTTCGATGCTGATAAAAAACATAGAGTATCCATGGTGACCAGAGGTCCTAGATATGTAATGCTTGCTTGGTACAACATAAAATGAAATTAAATTTATTTTCTATACCTGTTTATATTGGTAATATAGATGTAGATAAGATTGTTATTGAAAACAAAGGTTTTAAAAAAAACTGGTATTCAGAAACAGAAAGTTCTTATTCTTATCAAAACGTTATAGATCAAAAGTCTGGTGAATATATCTTAGAAGTGATTAATTCTTTAATAGGTAGTGATCTGCCTCCTCACAAAACATACAAACTATCAAACATTTGGGAAAATAAATACGGCAATGGTGATTTTCAAGAAAGACATGTTCATTCACAAAGTCACTTTTCCTTTGTTATATACAAAAAAATAGATTCATCTAAAACTATATTTTTTAATCCATCAGAAAAATTAATGACTAGTTATTACGGTGAACATTTCATAACTAATTCTAATTTTTTTAAAGAACAATTTAAACCAGAATGTAGGCAAGGACAGATAATAATTTTTCCAAGTTTTATAGAACACATGGTTCAAAAACATAATAATTCTACAACTATTGCAGGTAATGTTTTGGTTACTTTATTAGACTAAACGAATAAATCTTTTGCTTTACCTATGATAGGTTTGTATTTTGTTTTACCCTCTTCTCTAAATGCATGTAAAAATTGTTTTCTTGGCATGCCCTCTGTATAGCTACAATGTATCCAGCCGCTGTTGGGTTCACCCGGAGTATAATATTCAAGTATTAGTTGGTCATACGGAAGCTCTCTTTTAATCCAGTCCGCAAGTTCTGCATTGTCTACTCCAACACATTCGAAGTCTGCGGCTTCGGCCTTGGCATGCTGCGAATTTGCAGAGCTACCAATAGCCATACATAAATCAACACTACGGAATCCGCTAGTCACCTTGACTCTGCCAAAATGGTCACGTACCGGCTGAAGAATATTTTCGCATAGTGCTTTTAGTTTTTCTATTTGTTCTGCGTTAGGATTATTATTGATACCTTTACGGATCGCTGTGTCCGATTTAGTTAATTCTGTTAAAGTAAAGTTACGTGAAAGTTCCATTATTGTATAGCGTTCATGAGTAAAGCAAGTATAATAGCTCCGCCTCCACCCATGATCATCTTCTCCATTCTTGATACACGTTCTTTGATTTCTTTTATTTGTTCAAAAGTTTGCTTTTGCATTATTCTGCAAAGCTTTTCGTGATCTTCAATTTTTTGTAATGCCGATTTTTTTGCCATTATGTTCTACTCGCTATTACTTGTTCTTCTGGTGATAATAACGCCTGTTCTGTTCGTGTCAAGTT